TCGATGAACAATTTGCTGGCGCTGGCATCCGACAATATCTTCAAGATCGAGGGCGGCCAGAACGGCTATATCTCGGCGACCGATTTCGTCGTGCGCCGGCAGAACGGGCGCGGCGCATCGCGCCTCTCGCCGCTGGTGATCGACAGCGTGTGCTTCTACCAGACCGGGGTCGGCAACGGGGTGCGCACGCTGGGCTATCAGTTCCAGACCGACAGCATCGATTCGAACGATGTGACGATCTATTCCCCGCATTTGTTCCGTGGGCACGACATCGTCAGCTGGGCCTATGCGCAGGAGCCGCGCTCGCTGATCTGGGCGGTGCGCAGCGACGGCAAGCTGCTGTGCTTCACCTGGGAGCAGGAACAGCAGGTGTGGGGCTGGACGATCTGCGAAACCGACGGGCTGGTCGAGAGCGTGGCGGTGGTGTCGGAAGGGACCGAGGACCGGCTGTACCTCACCGTGCGCCGCGGCGGGAAGCTGCTGATCGAGCGCATGGCGGCGGCGCGCTGGGCGTCGCTCGAGGAGAGCTGCTTCCTCGACAGCGCGGTCTCCTATCTGTTCGATCCGCCGCAGTGCGTGCTGCGCAACCTCGACCATCTCGAGGGGCGGACGATCGCCGCGCTGGCCGACGGCAATGTCGTGTCGGGGCTGGTGGTGAGCGGCGGCACGGTGACCTTGCCGTTCGACGCGACCCGGGCATGCGCCGGCCTGCCGTTCAGCGCGACGATCGAGACGCTGCCGCTCGCCGTCCAGAACCAGCAGGGCTGGACCGTCGCCCGGCCGCAGACCCAGACCAAAGCGGTGGTCCGCGTGATCGACAGCCGCGGGCTGAAGGCCGGGCCGGACGACGCCAGCCTGGAGGCCCTGCGCGCCCGATCGAGCGAACCGCCGGGCGCGCCCAATGCGCTGAAGAACGGGCTGCTGGAGACCTGGCTCCGACCGGCGATCAACGGCGGCGCGCGGCTGGTGGTGCGCTCCGACGACCCGCTGCCGATGACCGTGACGGGCGTGTATCTCGACCCGTCGGTGTCGGCGTGACTTCCCTCTCCCCTTGGGAGAGGGAGGGAGCCGCGAAGCGGCGGAAGGGTGAGGGCAGGTCAGTGTACCCGCCCTCACCCCGCGCTGCTGCGCAGCTTGCCCCTCTCCCACAGGGAGAGGGGAAGAAGATCACCATCCTCCCCGCGCGCCCCACCCACATCGCGCCGATCGCCGCCCGCATGCGCGCCGCCGATCGCGTCGAGTGCGCCGCCATGGGCCACACGCCCAGACAGGCGCTGCGGGCCGGCCTGGCGCTGTCGACCCTCGCCTGGACCGCGCTGGTCGATGGCCGGGCCGAGGCGATGTTCGGGCTGGTCGTGACCAGCGCGCTGGGCGGGGAGGGCCGGCCGTGGATGCTCGGCAGCGACGCGATCCATGACCATCCGCGCGCCATGCTGCGCCGCGCGCCGCGCTTCCTCGCCGCGATGTTCGCCGCGGCGGCACGGCTTTCCAACCTGGTGGCGGCGGACAATGTCCGCGCGATCCGCATGTTGCGGCGCTGGGGCTTCACCATCGACACGGAGACGACGATGATCAACACCATCGCTTTCAGGCTCTTTCACGCGGAGCGGCGCTGATGTGCCCGCCCGTCCTCGCCATCGCCGCCGCGGCGGTGACCGCCACCGGCCAGGTGCTGAACGGCATCGGCCAGGCGCAGCAATATCGCCATCAGGCCGAGGTCGACGACCAGAATGAGCGGCTGGCCAACGACCAGGCGCGCGATTCGATCGACAACACCAACCTCGAGGCGCAGCGCCGCTATCGCCAGCTCGCCGCCACCCAGGGCCAGCAACAGGCGGCGATGGCGGCGAACGGTCTCGACCTGAACTTCGGCTCGCCGGCCGCGGTGCAGCGCGACACGGCGATGATCGGGGCGGAGGATATCGGCCAGATCTACAAGGGCGGATATCAGCGCACCAAGGGCTTCGATATGGACGCGCTGAACTATCGCGGCCAGGCCGCCGCCGACCGCGCCAGAGCGAGCGGCGCGCTGACACAGGGGTTCTTCAGCGGGCTGGGGAGCGCGCTGGGTGGGGCGTCGCAGGTGATCAGGAAGTGATCGGCGGGGCGAAGTGGGTTTCGCTATAGATCCGCTCGATCCGCGCGGCCCTGGTCGTCACGGCGCGCGAGGCGCCATCCTCGTGATCCGATGCGCATAGTCGTTGAGTGGCTTCTCGAACCAGCGCCACGAAAGTCGTGCGAGTAGCACCGTCGTGACGAGGCCGATAGCGGTCGCGGCCGCCCCGGACCAGCTGTCGGGAACGATGCTGTGCCGCCCCATCAAGGCGTGGGTGAGGCCGATGACGGGAATGTGAAGCAGGTATACGCCATAGGATATCGTCCCCAGCGCGACGAACGGCGTGAAGCGGAGAAGGCGATTGATCTTCCCTTGTGGATTCGAGACCAGCAGGGCGATCGTCAACGACGAGGCGACGGATAACGCGAGGTGGGAATATATCGCTGCACCGGGTGAACCAAATCCGTGACCGATCGAACTCAATGCCTCCGTGGTCGCGAAAAGCGCGAGCACGGCCAGCCAGATCCAGCGGCGCCCCTTGTTCAGCACGGCCAGCGCGCGGTCCGAGCGAACCGCCACGGCGGCAAGGACGCCGCAACACGCGCCATCGATGCGGGCGGGCAGGATGAAGTAACCGAGTGCATGATGGCCAGACATCCAGAAGCCGACACGGCAGGCTTCGGCCAGGACGACGCCGGCGACCATCAGGGCGACGGACATTTTCAGGGGTGCGCGAATGAGCGTGAATCCGAGCAGCAGGTAAATCTGCGCCTCGACCGCGAGCGACCAGGTTGGTCCCAGGTAAAAGGCATTGGATTGAACGATCGGCATCGCGAAATTCTGGGTCAACGTGACATAGCACCACCAGGGTACCGCGCCGGCAAACAGCCAGGCGGATTGCGGCATGAGAAATCGCGCAAGGTAGAATGTGGCGAGGACCGCAAAATATAACGGCAGGATGCGCACCGCCCTGTGCGTCAAAAATATGCGGAGCAGACGGGGCTGATCGCGCCCGTCGAGCAATATCCCTCCGACCAGAAAGCCCGACAGGGCAAAGAATATATCGACGCCGCCCCAGCCGCCGGAACAAAGGCGGGCAAAATAATGCAAGGCCGAATGACCGGGGACGGGGGCGGACAGGCAATGAAGTGCCAGGACGACCGAGATTGCGATTGCCCGAACGCCGTCAAGCTCGGTTCGCCGAACCTTCAAGAGCCTGGGGCCACGGGGAGAGAATGACCTTCGTCGCGTAACGTACCGCTTATTGAGCGTTGAGGCCGACCATCACCTGTGAATGCAGCATAGATGCGATCAATCGAATCAGGCAAAGCAATCAGGCCCCGAAACAGCATCATGCGCGGCATGGCGTCCAACTGCCACCGTTGCAAGTCACGCTTGCAGCGTGGCGCGAAGTCACCGCGCGGCACCGATACCAGGCATCGAACCTGATAGCGGGAGCAGGCGGCGGAGATAAAAGTCGTGGTGGCAAATCGATCGGCAACCGGCTCTGGCGTCGTCGCTTATTTTTGCTAAAGGGCGCCGTAATGGGATACCGGCTGGACACACTGGCGGACAGCCGGCGCAACAACCTGCGGATCGTGCGGCTCGTCGCGGCGAGCGCGGTGATCTTCTCGCACAGCTACGTCGTCAATCTCGGCATCGCCGCCCTGGCGATCGAGCCGCTCGGCTTGCTCACGGGGGTCGACTGCGGGGAACTCGCGGTGGATATCTTCTTCATCGCCAGCGGCTTCCTCGTCGGGCGCAGCCTGATGCGGGGACGCGACCCGCTGGACTTCGCGCTTTCGCGCGTGCTGCGCATCTATCCCGGGCTGATCTGCGCCGTGCTGGCGATGGCGTTCTTGCTCGGCCCGGTGGTGACCGAGCTCAGCGCCCACGCCTATTTTCGCGATAGCACATTGTATCGCTTCATCGCGTTCGACGTGACGATGTTCAGCCCATGGCGTTTCACGCCGAAGCTGCCCGGCACTTTTGCCCATCTGCCCTACCCCGGTGTCGTGAACGCCTCGCTATGGACCCTGCCATGGGAGCTGTGGATGTATGTCACGCTGCTCGGGCTGTATCTCGTGCGCGGGCTGGGCCGGGCCTATCCGCTCATCCTGTGCGCGATCGCTTTGGCCTATGTGGCGATGGCCCTGCACCTTTGGCAGATGGACCCGTTCCTCGCCCTCGCGATCCGTTTCCTCGCATTCTTCCATGCCGGCGTCGCCGCCTATCGCTATCGGGATCGCATTTCCCTGTCCTGGCCCGGGCTGGCGGGCGCATCGGCGATGATGCTCGTCGTCGGTGTCGCGACGCAATCGACGCTGCTGTTGCCCCTGTGGCTGGCCTATGCGGTGCTGTTCGTCGCATATTACCCGCCCCTGGTAGTCGAGCGCTGGTGCGACGGGCCGGACTATTCCTATGGCGTCTATATCTACGCCTATGCCGTGCAACAGACGCTGGTGTGGTACTTCGGGCCGATGGCGGTGTTCCCCAGCTTCCTGCTCGCCTGGGGCCTGACCATGCCGCTGGCGATGCTGTCCTGGCACTTCGTCGAAGAGCCGGCGCTCGCGCTCAAGGCCCGATTGCGGTCCCGTCGGGCAGGTGACCGGCCGTCGGCGCGGGCCGCCGCGTGAGCGCGGCGCCGGCCGGGCAGGGCTTCCGGCGAGGCGCATATCCCTGTTGGGAAAATCACGCTGTTTTGCGGACGACATCCGGGACATGTACGAACCCGCGTGCGAGACACTTTCCCGGGCGCCGGCCATGACGAATGCGCATTTGTAATACACTGGGAAATATGGTGGTTTTCCGGATTCCATCCTGACAGATGCGACCTTCCCCGATGCTCTTTCGGACAGCGGCGAGACAGTAACCGGGACAGGCGCCGGACGGGCGCCGGACACAGATAAAGAAGAGAAGAATATAAGAAAGGGAATCTCCCCGTGCGCCCTTGCGGACGCCCGGCTGTGGTCGCGGGTTTTTATCGTGATGGTCGGGTAGCCTGTCGCTGTGTGAGAACCCTCTTGCACCGTTCACGTTGATTCAACCGACTCGCCATGCCGCTTATTTCGCTGCCATTCGCAAAGGAGGCAGTGCGCGTGGCGATCAGTCCGGATATCGAGAGCGGCCCATTCATCGGCAACGGCGCACAGACCGCCTTCCCCTTCAGCTTCACCGCGATCACCCCGGCCGAGGTGGCGGTGGAGCTGGACGGCGTGGCGCAACCGGCCGGCTTCACCGTCACGCTGGCCGATGTCGGCGGCACGGTGACCTTCGCCAGCCCGCCGGCGGCCGGTGCGCTGGTCATGCTGCGCTCCAGCCCGGACTATCTGCAGGACAGCGTGTTCGAGAATGAGGGCGCGTACAATCTCGCGACGGTGAACACGATCAACCGGCGCCAGACGGTCCGCGCGCTGGTCACGGCCGACCAGGCGCGGCGCGCAATCAAGGCGCCCGGTGGCGACGTCGCCGACATGACGCTGCCTTCCGCCGCCGACCGGGCGGATCGGCTGCTTGGGTTTGGTGCGATCGATAACGGTGCCGTGCCGGCGGCGTTTGACCTCTCGGCAGCGGCGCTGGAAACGCTGGCGGCCGCGAGCGAGGATATCACGACGCTCGCCGACCATATCGGTTCGATCGATGCCGTCGCGGCGGACCTGTCGGGCGCCAATGGCATCGGCACGGTCGCCAGCAACATCGCCGATGTCGATGTGGTGGCGGCCAATGCGGCGGCCGTGGCGGCCGTGGCGGCGATCTCCGCCGGTGTCAGCCAGGTCGCCGGCGACCATGCCGCTTTGGTCGCGGTGGCGAACGACCTGGCCAATATCGACGCGGTCGCCGGCAATCTGGCCGCGGTGAACGCGATGGTCGCGGCGGCGGCGACGCTCGGCGTGTTCCCGAACAGCGCGCATGTCGGCGGCAACATCCCCCGGGGTGCCATCTCGTTCAGCTTCACTGCGGGTTCCGGCGGCACCAACAGCATCAACAACGTCGCCACCTTCACCGGCGGCACGCTGACCTGCAATCCGCAGATCCTCTACGATGTGGTGGGCGGCGCGGTGAGCAATGTGCGCATGCTGTTCGGCGGCCTCTATATCGGGGCGAGCACGCCGACAATGCCGACCGTCGTCCTGGCCAATGGCGGCACGGGGACGATCACGCTGGCGGGTGGCCGCTATTACGCGGTTGGGCAGGGCTATTGGGCGACCTCCGCCGACGGCCGCACGCTCGACCGGATCGTCAACGTGGCGAACGCGCCAGCACTGGATGCGACCGTGCCATCGGTCGCGACGGGGGCGGTTGTTGCGGAACTGCAGAATGCGGGTGGCCGCAAAAACCTGTGGCCCGATCCCTTCCACTTGGAATTGAACCTTGCTGCGAATGGAGGCTTCCGCACGGGCCTCCCGTGCGCCTCCACACCTTTCACGTTTGGCGCTAGTGCACCGACATGGGTATATAGTTCCGCCTCCACGCAGTCGCCCTATCCGGACGGCAAGATGCTGATCCGGCCCTCGACGAACGTCGCAACGCCGGTCATCCAGATTTACCTCGATCGGCTTGCCCTACAGGCCGGTGACGTTATCGAGTTCTCGCAGGAGATGGCCTATTCGACCAACGTATCGTCGGCGACAGGTCAGGTCGGCACTTATGCATTCTATGATGGAAGCGGAGCCATCATCGGGTCGGCCGCCAACCTATTTCTGCTAAGTGCCGGTGCCGGCGCCCTCAACAACACGCCGAAGCGCTTTACGACCGGTGCGATTACGGTTCCCGCTGGCGCGCGGTTTCTGAAGTTCTCCTATACCCTGTGGGGTACGGGGGCGATCGAGATCTATTCGACCTGGATGCACAAGGGGTCGACGCTCAGCAAGCCGCTTGCTGATCAGGGTATACCGGACGGACCGAGCCGCATCAGGAAGCTCGAAGACCGCGATGCTACGGCGAACAATATTCTCCTCAAGCAGTTCGCCTACGCCTCGCTTGCGACGGTGATCGCGCCGAGCGGGTTCGCGTTCAATACATCATCGGGACTGACTAGCATGGCGAGCAATTTCGTCACCGCGAGCATCCCTGCAGGCGGGTTCAACGCGATCCAGCAAATCTTTAACTGGAACGTGGCCAGCACCGGCCCCGCGCGCATCTATTGTCAGGTGCGCACGGCGGTCGGTGGTAGCAACGCGATTAACGGCAAGCTGATTGCCGAAGGCTGGATCGGGTCCGACCCGAACGCGCTAACGACCGGGCTGCAAAGTGTATTGCTCTACGATGCGATCACGGGCCTGCCGCGTACAATCCAGGCGACCGACGCGGATATGCTTGGGACTTACGCGGTCATTTACTTCGGTGTGAAATCGGATGGCAGTTACGCGTCTGGCATGTGGGTCAACTATGCCACCGTGCCGGATGGTGACGCGACTTTCCCTGGCTATTATCAGATGGGTGTGCCGGTCGGCGAGGGCAGCGGCGGCCTGATCAGTTCGAGCGCCAGCCAATATCTTGCCGCTAATCGCGTTCTGCTGACCACGCCCACTGTAGTCTATGTTCCGTCCGCGACCTTTGCGGGCAACGTAGCGGCGAATTTCGACCAGGTGCCGTCGCTCGACATGCTGCCGCAGCGCATCTGGAACGTCGTCAACATGGAGACATGGATCTATTATGCTGGGATGCAGCACCGCCCGGCGAGCCGGACGAATTTCTACAGCAATTTTGCCTTCACAGGCAGCTATCCGACCAACCTGAGCGGAACCTTTGAGGAAGGGGTCTGCATTAGCGAGACATCTGCCGGAACAAAGACGCTGACCATTAGCGCCTCGATCGGATCGCAGGTTTACTCGACCAAAACCACGTCGGTAAAAACCGCTGCAAACACGGCGGGTGCGGGCACGACTGCTCGCATCCTGGGTCTGGGTTCGAGCCTGATGCAGAACGCCGGGTTGCAATCGAACCTGTTGCAGCTTGTCGCCGATACGACGATTAACCCGGGAGGTGCCGCAACCGGCTTGAACATCGTCAACGTCGGCACGGTCGGCAGCGCACCGAACCTCAACGAAGGACGTTCGGGACAGTCGATCGGCATCTATTTCTCGGCCGGCGACAAATTTTACAACGCGGGTGATTTCGATTTCGCCAATTATGTCACCACCTATCTGGCCGGTGTGCCGCCAACGCATGTCGTGCTGGGCGATCCGTTCTGGAGCGTGGCCAGCGCGGTGACCGATGGTGCGGCAGCACTAGGCGCGGCGAGCTGCGTCAGCCTGATCGAGCGCATGATCACCAACATCGCGGCCTACAACACGGCGAATGGCACCAGCGTTAAGACGCTGATCTGGTTTCCGCCGATCCAGCCCGAGTTCGGCCAGGACGGTGAACCGCGCTCGCTCACCACGATCTCCCAACATCAGCGCAATCGAAATCTGAAAGAGGCGGCAAAGCTGTTCGCCGCAACTTACACCACGGCGCGCGAAGCGAATCTCGTTTACGCCTGTGGTTTCAACGTCGTGGGTAATCCCGAGGTTACGCCGCGCCGCGCCTGGGCGCCACGCGGTCCCGGCGCGCGCGCGCTCGTCTCGACCACACACGGGCCCTATGCCGATTACGCGACGATGGCAGCCGCGGCGAATGTCATCAACGACGGGGAAATCATCCAGGTCGGCACGCCTACGGCTGTCAGTTATTGGGTGAAGCAGGGCTCGGGCGCATCGGGCGGCTTCCGTTCCGTCAGTGAGATCGACGGCTTTGTTCGACGTATCGTCGATAGCACACACGGATGCCCCTATCGCGAAATCGCGCAGCAGGTGTTCGCTTGCATCAAGAACAACCCCTGACATGCATGATTTTCTCACCAACATCGCCCCGATTATCGCCGCGGCGACCGGGCTGCTCGCCGCTATCGGAGGAGGGATCGGCTTCGTGTGGAAGAAGGTCGAGGCGCGCTTCAAGGCGATCGAGCGGAAGCTCGCCGAGTGTCAGGAGCGCGACGCGCGCAAGGGCAGTCAGCTCGAGGCGGTCGTCTGGTCGCTGCATCTCACCATCGGCGAGATCGAGCGGCTCGATCCGGACAACAACCGCACGGTCGGGGAGGTGCGCGCCTTGTTGCGTCAGTTCTTCCCCGTCGACCCCACGATGCCGGCCGCGCTGGCGTCGCTGCTGCACCGCATTCCCTAGGAGGACATATGAACCCCGCGGACTTCATTCGCGATTATATCGAGACGCATGAGGGCGGCCTGTCGACCGACCCGGACGACACCGGCAACTGGCACCACGGTGTGCTGGTCGGCTCGAAATTCGGCGTCACGGGCGACGTGCTGGCCAGGCATCGCGGGGTCACGTCGGTGACGCCGGCGCAGATGGCCGCGCTCACGCTTGACGAGGCGGTCCAGATCGGCATGGACCTGTTCTACACGGCGCCGCACTTCGACGCGCTGCCCTGGGACCAGGCCATCGCCTCGGTGCTCGATATGGGCTGGGGCGCGGGCCCGGGCCAGGCGATCAGGCTGCTCCAGCGCATGATCGGTGCCAATGACGACGGGCAGATCGGGCCATATACCGCGCGGCTCTATGCGAGCTACCTCGCTCATCACGGGGTGGAGGCGGCGGCGCGCGCTTATGGCGCGGTGCGCAACGCCTTTTACGACAGCATCATCGCCATCCACCCGTCGCACGCGAAATATCGCGGCGGCTGGCGCAATCGCACGGCGTCGTTCCTGCCCGGCACGCCCTGGTGGGGGAGGTTCGCGGCATGAGCTTCAACTTCCTGCGCGGCCCCACCAGCGGGCATCTCGACGTGTCGCGGATGTTGTGGGGCCTCTCGGTGCTGGCCGGCGTAATTGCCGGCAATTCGGTAGACACGGTGCTCATTAACGGCCTGCTCAGCGGCATCGTCTGCTATGCCGTGGGCTATGGTGTGGGGCTGGTCGCCCAGCAGGTGGCTCTGGAGCATGCCAGGCACATCTCCA